TACCAAAAAGTAGCAATAAGCTAACGACTGTGTTTTTTACCATTGTAACATTTTTACCTTTGTATCATTATGATAGTGTGTTTCTGGAGCATTTTCTGCACAATACACGCCCCAAGGACAAATGTCCTTGGTTGTTATCTCTACCCCTGGTGCCCATAATGAGACAAACGGGATAGGAATAACTGGTACTCCGTCAATTGAAATGCAAGAAGGTGCGACAACCAAAGCTGCCGCACCCATTGCTTTATATATAGTACTAAGACTTAAGCCTTTCAAGGTAATCCTCGTCAGAACCAGAATCAGCAGTTTGCGTTTGTGGCGCAGTTCGCGAAACGGGTTCATCATAGGTGAGAGTAGGAAGAATCGTCATAGCAACTTGCTTAACCTCCTCATATTCTTCTACCTTGACCAGACCGTGGATATCATGCAAAGAATCCATCCAAGTAGCGACCTCAGCATCAGTACCAGCGGCCTCAGGCTTGGGGCGAGGGGACGACTGATCATACTTAGGCCATTGGCCTTCCATTGTCTTGATAATCTTAAAATCATGGCCTTCCATCATATCGGTGATATCACCATAATCCTCATCGAGGATGGCATTCACGATCTTTTGGAACAACATGATACCGACAGACAGAATCTTAACTTCGCCAGTGTCACGATCAACCACATTCATGTAAAAACGCGAACGGGGCTTAATTTGACGAGCGGTGTCTTCGTCTGCCTTGTCACTAGTCTTCCACAGACCAAAATACGAGTCACACAAAGGGCATGCCATACTGTGAACCTTTAGGCAGTGAAAATTACGAATCTGACCATCACCACCAGTTATGCGGTGAATTTTGGTTTCAGCGTAGAATTCTGTTTCTTCATCCTTGCCAGGAAGAATCCTAACCAAATTACTTCCCTCTTTAATTTGTAGGAAGTTGTTCAGAAAGGAGCCCCCATCACCAGTACCTTGGCGGGTCATTTCTGCGTGTTTCTCACGCAACTTATCGAGATTAATTGTCATTTTTTGTTTCCGTTATAGTGTTATTTGTTAAGGCCGTAGCCTTTTGTTTATTATAGTTATCTTTACCGTTTTTTTACAAGTTTTTTAAATATTCCCGCCCGCGACTAAGAGTACAGATTGGTTTCTGCTCTGTCGCGAACGGAGAGTTGTACAATGGTGTCTTTGCGTTGTTCCAATGCCTGGGCAATGCTTTTAACTAGCCCAGTCTTAAAGGTAAGTTCGTTGACTTTTTCTTGCAAAGTATGAAACTCTGGGTGGGAACTAACAAAAGACTCAAGATACTTATCAGTAACCTTAAGACCCTTGCTGGTACGGGAATCAAACTCCTCTTTTCTAACCTTAGCAATAAACTGTTCTAACTCGTTTTTTGACCTGTCAAGCTCACGCTTGGCGACCTGTAGCAAACCATTATAATGGGCATACCTCGCGGCCTGTCTTTCAAGTTCGTACATCAGATTATCTCTATCTATCTCAACGATACTGTCAATGATGTCACAATAGATATCCCAATTTAAATCCATCCAAGTAATCAACAATGCATCAGATTTTTTTGTCATGTTATAACTCCGTACAAGTTAAGTAAAGTGTCATCATTCAGTATGGAAAGCCCCCCATTTGAATCCATCATTAAATAATCCCCTGATTCACCAACAATATAACATGAGTTGGAGGGGACCATACTATCAACATAATTAGATATACCAAAAGGAACGAACATTTTCACATACTTCAAACCCCTACTAGAGGTCAGCCAGTTAAACTCCATGTAATCAATGTAGTTGGAAAGCTCATGGGGGGGCTTAAGGACCAAATATTGTGGTTTATAACTCGGCATCTTCGTCCTCCCACTTATCCCCTTCCCTCATTTTAAGGATGGAATAATCTATATCCATAGGCACAATAAACCTTTGATGGCTATTGCGAGACTTCATTACATACGCCCGCATTCTGCCGCTGTCAAACTCTTCCTCTGTTTGATTCAAAGAAATTGCCATGTCGCAGGTTCTAATCTTGCCGTAAGCGTCGGCTAGTTCTGAGTCTGTAATCACTGTAACTTTCCTACCTTCTCTGTTAGTCTGCGTGGCGGTCCATATGAGTATATCATTCTCTACAGCCAAACCGCGAAGTTCTTCAGAGATTCTTTGTTGAGCCTGATACTCAGCCATGCCCTCTCTAGTAGGGCGCAACAATTCTAGGTAGTCCACGATAACAACATCGGGTTCAAACTCCTCGTAGTTGCGAAGCTGAACAAGTAAAGCTCTAATAGTATTTATGGTGGCTTGACCAGTAGGGAACTGTTTAATTACTAACTCACCGTCTGGGAAAGTCTCCTCAAATAGATTTAAACGGTCGTACACAGTTTGCTGCTCAACCTTCAACCGAGATTGGGGAACAAGAGACATAATAGAATCAAACCTTTGAGCGATTCTGTCCTCCCCCATTTCAAGGGACACATAAAGAACCTTTCTACCCTCAATTAAGGAGGCAACTGCTTGATTAACTAGGAATAAAGATTTACCCACCCCAGGGGGGGCCACGACCATAGCCAATTCCTTAGACCCCAGTCCACCATCCATAGCATCATTAAGGGAGGGTAGGAATGTTGAATAGAAGTTCTGATTTGAATCATCAAGTAGCCTTTTCCATCTGGCCTTGACATCTTCAAAATACATCTGCCCTAGATTAACCTCACGGCTAACGGTTAAAGCATTTCTAATGATGGATTCAGTTTCTTCATACCTGTTATCCCCTAGGAGTACCATACATTCTGCGATAGCCTCCTTCATGGCGGATCTCTTGGCAAATTCTTCTACCAAATCAAGAAGGTATTCTGGATTCTCAACGCATGAGGTATCAAGGTTATTAATGTACAGAATTTCGTCCGTGTAGTCTGAAAGAGACTCGGACTTACCCAAATCCTCACGAACATCTTCAAGGATAAATTCGTCAGTAGGAAGTTTGTGGTACTTCTCGTAATGAGAACTGACCGCGTTAAAGATCTTAGCGTGGGCAGGATATTCGAAATAATCAGGCCTAACTAGATTGGCTATTTGTAGGTAGAAATCGGGGCTTGATTTCAGAAGGTAAAGTACACCCCTCTGAATGTTATCGCTAAATTCATATTTCATGTTAAAGTGTTTGTCGTGAGTTCGTAGGTTTAGTAGGGTCCTTCTTCGCTTTATTATAGACATGTCTTGTAATTTTTTTCATGTTTTCTCGCTTTTTACTGGCTCGAATATCATTATTTCTAGTTATTAAACCTTTTTCTTCCATCTCTTGCGTGTTTGGAATCATAGGAGTATATGGAACCTCTTTTTGTCTAGCCTTTGTTCTTTCCACTAGAGCCTTTTGTTTTCCTAACGCTCTACCCTTATCTCCCCCCGCAATATACTTTTCATGCATATGCTGCCTCTCCCTACTTCCCGCTGGGTAGTTTATATGGGCTACTCCATAATTTCGTACACCCTTTTTTCTACACTTAGGACACATAGATCCTTTGCCTGACTCAGACAGCGGACGAATCTTTTCCCAGTAGATGTTACAAGGATCACAACTAAACTCGTAATTAGGCACCGCAATCACCTCCAGCCATGGAACAGGCTTGGCCGTCTGCAATATACTCAGGTACTTCATGTACCATATGTGTAGCAAGGTTTTCCACAGTAAGAGGGATGGCTGTAAGGGGTTCATCCCCCTTAGACCCAGCTTTGTACACCGTTAACCCCTTAAGGTCGCCAACATAGTCCAAAGCCCTCATAGCTAAATCACCAGCCTCAAAGGTTTCTGGGAGATTAATTGTTTTGCTTATACAAGAATCAATAAAGCGTTGAGTAGTGGCTTGAACCCTTAAATGTTCAACAGGAGACACATCGTATGCTCCTACAAAATTATCTAACAATTTACCCTCTCTATGCCACTCCTTAAAGAGAGGATCAACAACTAGCTGCTCCTTCCAAACATTACTGTCCCTGTACCTTCTCATATACATTGCAGAAAAGATAGGCTCAATCCCTGAGGATACACCCATCAACATGGAAATAGTACCACAGGGGGGGATAGTGAGCATCACAGCATTTCGTATACCATGCTCTTTAATTAACATCCTAATCCTGGCGGGGAGCGTTCTGGCAAACTCTTCGGACAGGTACTTCTTGTAATCAAACGCGCCAAAAGGACCCTTGTCTCTGGAGGTGTAAATGGATTCCTTATATGCCTCATCACGAATGGTAGCAAATAGTCTCTCCAGAAACTCCAAGCACTTTTCACTACCATAACGAAGACCTAACTTAATAAGCATGTAGTGAAGGCCAGTAACTCCAAGTCCAATTCTGCGTGACCTATGAGCAACCTCCTTACAGTTTTTGGTTGGAAAATGGTTAACAGTTAGAACATTGTCTAGGAAACGAATCCCAGCTCTTACTGTTCGAGCCAGCCGCTTCCAATCTACTTCCCCATCAATTACCATGTTGGATAGGTTAACATTTCCCAGGCAGCAGTTGCCATAGGAGGGAAGACTGATCTCCCCGCAGGGATTGGTGGACTCCAAATCCTCAAAATAAGAAACATTCGTATAACTATTTGCTAGATCAATGTTATAAATGCCTGGGTCACCAGACTCCACGGCATTTGTCCAAAGCTTGTCCCAAATTTCTCTAGCTTTTAAATCATATTTTCCCATAACCTCAAAGGAATCTTCGAAAGACTTTTTCCAATGCTGGTCGGCACGGGCTACGGCATCATCTTCATCTAGTGCTACAACATTGATTATTGATGTCTCCCCAGTTTTCGTTGTTCTAGTGACCTCATAAACAAAATACTTCTTGTTATTGAATGTAAAGTACCACTCCTCATCTAACTCACACGCTTCAATGAAGCGATTGGTGATAGCAACAGAGATATTAAAATTGTTAAGCTCCCCCTTGTCCAGTTTAACATGAAGAAACTCAAGAAGATCTGGATGAGTGATATCTAAGATACCCATTAAAGCGGTGCGACGGTTCTTGCCAGCACGAACATGGACACCAATCTCATTGATCATTCTCATAACTGAAATGGAACCAGGGGCAGAGTTTTTAATATTCTGAATGTCATCCCCCTTAGGGCGAATTTTGTGGAAATTAAAGCCTATTCCCCCTCCTGCACAAGAAATCTTGTACATGTCATCAATAGTTTGGCCTATCGAGTGAACAGAATCTTCAGGAATAATAACATAACAATTGAGAAGATTATGCTTGCCACCGTTACGCCCACACCCGTATATAATGCGGCCTCCAGGGATAAAATCGCCAGACGAAATCGCGTCATAAAACCTCTTTTCATATTTCGTCTTTTCATCATCTGCTTCAGCTGACGCAATTGTTCTAGCGATAACCTTGGCTCTTTCTGACCACTTTTTCTCACCGGGATACGCATACCTCTTCTCAAATATTTCTTGACCTAATTCGTTCAGCTTTGTTACCGTCATATTTTTGCTCCAGCTAGTTTGGATATTCCTTTATGCTTAATTATAGTGATCTTCCGCGAATTGTCGAGGAAGGCATTAAGATACTTATTATGAGTTATTAAGAAGATCTTTCTTTCTTTTTTAAGTTCTTGCAATAATATATAGAGCCCCTTAATTCCTTCTTCGTCAAGGTTCTCTGCAACTTCATCGAAAAATACAATATTTGATTGGTCGTTGCTTGTCAAGTCAAGCAAACTCTGCAATGCAAGCATAACGGCCAAATTTATTTTTCTTTTCTCTCCCCCAGACAGAGAAATGTAGTGAGTAATCTTACCACCGTTCGTAATTGATTCCTCTAATTTTTCATTAAAATGAACCAAAAACTGACCATTAGTAAGGTAAGATAAATAGGTGTTACACTTATCATTGAAATAGCTTAAAATATTTCTGATTATGTAACGAATCATACCTTGTTCAGAGAAGGCTTTTTCCCAAAAACGCATAACCTCATAGTTTTTAGCATTTTCAAGCTTCACAGCATCAATTTCAACAATCTTATCATTAACCTCATCTAGAAGTTCAGTAAATGTGCTAGCTTTAGAACACAACTCCTTATACTTTAGATATTCTGAATACTCTTCAGAGGAAATAGGGATATTTATCTTAGAAAGACGCTTTTCTAGGTTTACTGTTTTTTTAGAGATTTTGTCAATTTCTCCCTGCGCGGTGGCGACGGCGGCCCGAACTGGGTCCTTCGCTATAGGAGAATTTGCTCCGCAAGTAGGACAAGAACTAGGATCGGACTTAAGAATCCGTCTAAGATCACTGAGCCTTCCTCTCAGCCTCCTTCTCTCGTGGTGTAGTGATCTGTTTTTGTCCATGAGGTCACGGAGGAGAGCCTCCTTCTCTAGGATCTCATCTAAATTTATTTCCTCATCGGTGTAGATATATTTTGACTTATCTGATTCTATGTCTGCTAGCCTACGCATTAGATCTTCGCGAGTAGCCAAGTGTTCATCAAGCAGAGCGTTCGATGTTTTAATCTCCTGAGTACACCTACTTTTGTGCCCACGAATCCTATCTCTTTTTTGAAAAATATCATCTAGATTAAGAAAATTTCTAACGATGGTTCGTTTATCATCAGGAGAAGCGCCAAGGAAATCAATGTGGTTATGCTGCCCGAAGATAGCACTTGCCATGAAAACTTTATAATTAGTACCCAGTAATTCTTCAAGGCATTCCTGTGTCTGAGCCATGGATTGCTGGGTAATAGATGAGTCATCAACGAGAACCTCTAATCGTGAGGGTTTTCTTCCGCGTGTTACAATAACATTTTCATTAATGCGGATCTTCACCCAACAGTCTCTCTTCTCCCTGTTGTTAATCAACGCCTCCTCGTTGGATTTACGAATTGTTTTTCCGAACAAGGCCCACACTACTGCCTCAAATAGTGCACTCTTGCCAGCCCCGTTGGAGCCTTGGCTGTCATTATTAATACCTTCTACAACAGTTATGCCATTGTAATCATCGAAACTTAATTCAAGATGCTTTATAGAATAAAAATTGTTTATCTCTATACTATGAATCTTCATCTAGTAACCTATATCCTTCCAGTAGATCTTCTTTGGCAATCGCTGTACCACTATGATCAATATACTCATCAACAATAGCTTCGTTCAAGGAGAATAACTTCCTTGAAGGGCGAAAGGTGCTTCCTCCATCGCTGAAAACAGGATTATATTTAATATCAATCTGGGCAGCATCACATTTTCCAGCAATATCACTGGCTAGGGTTACACTATTATCTTCTGTAAGTTTTTCTACAAAGACTCGTAAATGAGTGAAATAATTTGGGTCATCGACACGCTTTAACACATCTGGAAGCTCGGAAAGATTGCAAACTATATGTCTAGGGCCATGTTTAACCTCGTGAAACGAGGGGTTATCGTCATCATCAAGCAGCATATAGTAGCTATCTTTTTCTGCTTCACCAAAATTTGTGGAATATTGAGTGCCTAATATGGTAACATCTCCAGTCTGCTTGAACCTATGAATATGTCCAAGATAAGTAGTGTTAGGGAACTCCTCAACATCAAGGCCAAAAGGTATTTCATCTAGTCTAACAGTGCCAACGCATCCTATGTATCCAAAGTGCCCAAACACAATGTTATTTTTTGGAGCTGCCTTTAGGTCTTCCCTTATCCTATTCTCATCCTCATAATGAGGGATGAATGTCCACTCATCTTTGGTAGTGGTATGAGTTATAACATGACGGCCCCTATCAGGATCGTGAAACACACTTAGAGCAGTAACCCCATTGTCAGATTTATTTTCTGAATCATGATTGCCTCTCATCACATAAATTTCATCACAATCAGAAGAGTCTAGGAACCTCTTGAACCCCAGAAGAACACTTGGGTTTGGCTTGCGACTCATAAATATGTCTCCCATGATAATCATCTTGGAGGGATTAGCCTCCTCAAATATCTTCTGAAGACACTCAACTTGAGCATCAAGATACCCAGGCCTAGGAGTGTGTAGATGAATGTCAGTAACTACTAAAGTTTTAACCATAGATTTGCAGAGCAACTCACTCCCCATACCATTGCTTATCAACTTCTTTCCAGGCTTCCTGTGAATCTTCCCAATCCTTCTTAGCCCTGTGGTGACCAACTGCTCCACCTATGAGCATGCCACCAAATAAGCAGCCCAAAATTCGGATAGGAAGTAGTATAATATCAATTAGCAGAGTTAACATAATTTCTAATGTCCTCAATATTTTTAATGTTTCCATCACTACCATGTGTAGCTTCTAATCCATCACCAAATGATTTACCAACAACAGTTTCTATCTGGAATGGAACCTCAAATTCCATACCAAATTTCTCCCTGATAACTGGGTAGTTAATCATGTTATTATAAATAATCATACTGCTTTTGTCTAGTTCATCAAGGGGACTAATGATTTCAATGGAGTCGTGAACAGTAGAGACAATCCTAGACTCCAGGCCCGCCTTTTCAAAGTCTCTATTGATACCCAGCAAAGAAAACAGAAGTATATCAGACGCAGTACTTTGAATAACAAAATTGAAACCTTGCCTTAAAGCTCGATGCTTAACAGTGCTATCCCTAGAAGTAATGTCCTCAAGGTTTCTCCTTCTGCCAAAAATAGTGTAGGCATGACCGTTCTTCTGAACAAATCCATGGACATAATCCATAAACCTAAATATCTTAGGGTAAACCTGCTTGTAAGAACTCACAACCCTCTCAGCCTTTCTAAGTGAAACACCTGTGGTTTCAGCAAGATTGAACGGGCCACCGCCGTATACAATAAGAAACGATACCATCTTTGCCAACTGTCGCTCGGTCTTCGTGACACTACTAACATCTTTTCCGAACAGCAAGCTGCCAGTGTACGAATGAAGATCGTCGCCACTCTTGAATGCCTCTATCATCTTAGTTTCTCTGGCTAGGTTAGCCAGTACCCTTAACTCCATAGTACTGTAGTCCACAGTAATGAAGGCGTGATCGTCTGGTGCCACAAACATAGAGCGTATATTACTCTCGGTTCCCCTAGGAAGGGTGTGAAAGGACACTCCCATTGGCTGGTCAGCGGCATACATAGCACAGGACAATCTACCAGTAGCGGTGCCATCAAATCTGTAATCTACAAATACCTTATCAACACCGTTGTAGTCTAACGCGGCCCTGGTCCCATTTATATAAGTCTTCTCAAGCTTAGACAATTTACGAAGGCTTAAAATCTTGTCAAGAAAATCCTTGGACTCCACCAAGTCTTCGGTAGATTTCTGAGACAGGACAGACTCACTAATGTTCTTACTCTCTGTGCGGAACTTCCACTTAGACATCTTTTCTTTTACTCAATTCTTTTCCTATTTGTTCCAACAAAATCTTAAGTGTAGGTGCAGACACAGAAGGCTTGCCTCCCTTAGTTAGGTCTGGCGGATACAATTCATACCCTCCTTCTCTGGTATACAATACAGACATCAAATCATTATTTGAATATATGTTATCTTCTTTTGTGAGCCTAGAGGTTTCATAAATATCGTCCTCTAAATCAATACAATTATACTTTAATTCTCTCCCTACCACACTAAGTTGGTCCCTGGAAACTTCAAGACCAGCCCTCTCCATACCAGCAAATACCTCAGTGACAGGCGAGATTAATTTATCGTAAAGATCGTGAGCCTTAAGGTCAACCAACAGCCCCTCCAATAGGTTAAACAACTTTAGAGTGAAGTAAGTATCAGTAGCGTTACCTTCGGCACAATCACCTAGAGAAATATCACTCCACTTAAATGTCTTGGGATTGTCTACTGTTAACATTACAAATTCTCAAGTTCTGTGGGAAAATAAATCTTAACTAAATCCATTAGGCTCTTAGGAAAATTTTCATTCACTAGGTGGCTCATGATCTTAGTGTCCCAAACATTCACACACCCAACACCATAGTTAAGAAGAAACTTTTGATCAAATTTACTGTTGTGAAACACCTTCTTATTGTTAGGATTGCCAAGAACTAAGCTCAACCATTTCAAAACAGCAAATCTTTCTCCACCCTGTAGCGTGGAATCCTTGTGATCTATGGGAATAACTATATTGTCCGAACCACAACTCAAAGCTATGGTCATAATTTTATCCGTAATAAAATTTAAACCAGTAGTTTCTATATCACACGCCACAGTATCTTCGGTGGTACACAGATAGTTATACGCCCCTAGTTCCTCAAAGGATAGAAGTAACTTATACTCAAACTCTGGTCTGGCGCTGTCCTTCTTTATGTATAAATTATATGCATTACGGATATCCATTTCAAATAAAGCTTTGTGCCGTGGCTCCTTAAGGACTGAGAAGGGATGAAACACCGGGACTACAACACAAGTATGGTCCTGTTCCGAAGTATACTCAAAGGACTTACCTCTCTTGGAGGTTATACCAGACTTTTTAACCAGCATTTTCATGGCTAAGTTACCACAAGCCAAAACCAACTCAGGCTGAACCCTGTCAATTGTCGCCGTCAGGTAGGCCCTGCATAAATTCATATTATTAGGGGACATATCAGCCTCCCTAACATCAGGACACTTAACTGACGCTGCAAAGGTGTACTCGTCCTCATCCATAAAGGATGTAGCAGGGGCAAGCACCTTGTTTATTTCTAAATCAGAGAATGCTGAAAACTTACCGTACTTGTAACGGACAGAATCTGATAGAAATAGGACTCTGGCGGTGTCTAACTCATCATGATCCATGATTGCGTAAGAAGGTTTGTTCTGGTCTAAAATGGAGCACCCCTCACAACCTGACAAAGAATTGCAGGAATCACCCATATAAAGCCTTTCTAGTTGGTCCATGTGATCTATTATAAAACGATGGAAAAGAAATTCTACATAGATAATAAAAGATTCGAAGAGGTGATCAAACTATACCAGAAAGATCCAAAAAAGAATGAGGATGAGCTGGTACGGATGTTTGATTTACTCATAGAGAATATTATCTTTTCCTTTAATTTCAAGTTGGATAGGGATGACGCTAAACAGGAGTGTTTCTTACTGGTGCTTAAGGTTCTTAAAAACTTTGACCCTAACCACGGAAGTGCATTCAATTACTTTACCACAGTTATAGTTAATAATCTAAAACTTATGTTCACAAAAGCTAAAAGATATAATCAAAAGATAAACGCTTACACAGAGAGGGAAAAAGAGAAATCTAAACTAGACAGATAAGTTCTTGTAAATCTGGGGGAGATAGTCTACGGAATGAACGCGATCTTTCCGTAGCTTAACAAGATGGGGAAGCTTTGTGGATCTAAAGATAACAAAAGCGTGAGGCATTCTAAAACTATCTACAATAAATACTTGATGACCCTCGGTGCTGCTCCCATATTTTTCCTTAAGATCCTTAACTAGTCTTCCACACCATTTATCCCACAAGGATACAAATAATATAGAAGCAGAGCTCTTAGTCTTCTTCTGGTTGCGAAGAACCTTATTCAGGTCGTTTTCTTTTTCTAAAAAGGTAAGTTGTATGTCTGACATTATTCTTCAGAATCGTCAACAACCATAACTGAGCCTTCAGATTCAATGTCCCTAAACGAGGCAACATCACCAGAAGTGTCAAAAGAAATACCCGAAGCCGCTAATTCATCTTTGTGCTCTTCAGCATACTGCTTAACTGCTTCAGTAAGCTCTTGGTTTATAGCATCAATGCCATATAAAAATATGCTCTTGAGAAATTGATCGTCAGCGATATCATTCGGCTTTACTGTTTCAGCAAAGGCTTTGAAAGCTTCACTTTCATGTTTGTTTAGTTTAACAATGAGTTTCATTCTGTTTCGTTTCCTTTCTTGTAGTGACAGGCTCCAACTGTCGAAATTAAAATTAATATTGTCGGTCATGGCTACGGCCTATTATAGGGGGATCAAGGATTTATTATGGAAGATAATTACGATTTAAAAAAATTAGTAAACAAAAAGAAAAAGAAGAGAGTAAACAGCAGAAGGAAAGGTAATACTTTTGCTACTAAAATATGTAAGATGTTCAATGAACGCTTTAATACTAAAGAGTTCTGTAAAACACCAGGGTCTGGAGCATTTGCTACTATACATAGTCTACCTAAACACTTACAAATATATGGTGATATAATAACTATAGAAAAATTTAAATATACAATAGAATGTAAGAAAGGTTATAATAAGGAATCTATAAATAGTATATTTAATTATAGTTCAGAGTTTTGGAAATTCATCACACAAATTGAGAGAGATGCTGAAGAATCTGGTAGACAGCCCCTACTTATCTTTCAGCAAGATAGACAGCCTATACTAGCAGTTTGTAGGGAAGATAGCTTTCCCCATGTAGAACCCTATGTTAAGTTCGAAAAATATAAAATGTTTTTATTCGCTAATCTTTTAGAGACTGACGATTTTTACTGGCTGGGCGACTGATAGCATCAAGGATCCCCTCCAGAATTCTTTGTTGGTTACCCATCAATTGTAGTAGTAAGTCTCTAGATGCAGCCAGTTGTTGTACACCTGTCTCAGCAATAGGATCTCTGTCATGAGCTTTTGATTGTGTTTCCGATATTCGTGCTACTGACCTTACTTTATAATGTTTACCCTCAGCTGAGCTTTCGTCTCCTCTAGACTCTTCTTCATCGTCAATTTTAACAGTACGGCTGGCATCAGCTTTGTTAATATACCTATAGCCAGTAGTGGTAGCTTCTATACTCCATGTACCATCGTGAACACCTCTACCAGCTTCTGCTATAACCTCATTCTGATCTAAATTAAACTGTTTCCCACTTTCTAAGTGCGCTATAGTAAGCATGGTAGGAGAACCAGTACCTCCTATAGCCAACGCTCTAGAGTTAGCATAATCAATAGCATCAGGATCCCCTGATACAATCCTTTGATTCATTTTGGCAGAAGCCAACCTCCTTTTTATTGTAGTTCTAAGCTGTCTAACTGCTCTTCTATCTCCTAAATCAGCAGATTTAATTTGTTGGAGAAGGGGTTCCACAAGCTGTTCATCATAATTTGAGTCCTGAGTTAATGAAGTTTGAATCATACTCGTAAGAGCTTCGGCACTTCTCCTACCATTGGGAGGGTCAGGTAGCAGGGAATCTATTCTTTCGTTTTGATCCAGGTCTTCCTGAGCAAATCTTCTTATAGCATTTGGATTTCTAATACCTAAGGTAGACATTATTCTGCCTAGGAATTCTGGGTGTACATCATCCCCACCATTACCCAACAACAGGTTGCTTACATTGTCTGGCCTGCTCTCACCAGACTTAGTTTGTCCGTCTTGAATGTAAGCTTTCTGCGATACTTCGTAGAATGCAACCGTATCTTCTGGTAACAACCCATGAAGATCCATATATCTTTGTGACATTTCAGGGTTCTGTGCCATGAGGTCTGCGATGGAACCAACCTTCAGTTCGCTAACAAGAGTGTCAGTGTCCTCATAGCCCTGTCTTCGAAGAGCTTCCAACGCCTTCACCTCTGCGTCTGGACCAACAAAAGCTTCTACCGTATCTGTGGCAAAACCCAAACCAACTCTCTTACCAACTGGTAATACTATTTCAGGCTTTCTAACTAGCACTGCTTCTCTATGTGTGTGGGCCAGCCTCCTTAGTACGCCCTGGTGTCCACCCATAGCGACAATAGCCTCTGCCAGTTGTATTTCTTCCAAGCTATCAATAGGAACACCTATTTCCCCGTTGTCCATTAGAGTACTGTAAGAGAAAGCAGCATCCAAAAGAAGTTCATCTTCTTGTATCGTCCCCAATATCTCTTTTATGTGAGACTCAGATCTCCCAGCCAGCTCAACATCACCCATCGCCATAGCTGAATTGTGAACCGCCAGCATAGAAAAAAGAACTGGCCCCAATTCCATAGTTTTTCCACGGAAATCATTTAGTTTTTGAGGGTTATCAGGTGAAGAAGATCTTATAGTTTCGAACCTAAAGGCATCATCGTCCGCTCCCCACTCTTCTTCGGTTGCTGTTTCTCCTGCTTGTCTCATTGCATCGGCAGCGAGAAAAGTCAAATACGAGGAAGAGGGTAGAACCATACCAACCGTAGGATCATTAGGATCTCTCAATACCATCCTGCAACCAACACCATCAGGACATCCTGTACCAGTAAATGCGAAGCGTCTTTTAAGGTCTTCTAATTTTTCTCGGTTTGGTACTCCACCAGTTGCCATATCGGATATGACCTTGGCGCTTTCTGCTGCTGCTGTTTGGTCCTCCATAGATACAGCCCGTTCCTCAAGTTTGGTATACGCAACCCCGTCTGCCGTAACTCCATTTACTATTTTAAAACCCCGTCCTTGTGCAATAGTACTGTGCAACGACCCAGGCGCACCGAATTCACTCATGCTCCCTGGTACAGGTAGTACTGGTTGGTGCCCTCCCGTTACCCACCCAGGAACTTTACACGGGAGAGGCCTTTCACCTTCAGCAGCCCCTGCCGCTTGTTCAGCGTCATACTTTCTTATTGCTTCTTCTGCATCTGCAATACATTTAGACATTGCAGTTGATCCCTTCTCTTTATCCTTCTCCAGTCTAGTATTAATTGTGGCTAAATTTTTCCAAGCTTCAGGATTTGTTGCTTGTAGTGCAGGTATTGGTGGTCCCATTTCTTCTGGAGGCGGCATTTCTGGAACTCCTTCTGCTGCTTCCCCCTCTACAGCTTCTCCCTCTACCGCTTCCCCCTCTGCTGGAGCAGCGGCCTCTTCACCTCCCATCATACTAACAAATTTTTCCCAATAGTGTTCTCCAGTTAGAGGGTTACCCCTCGCGTCTCCTATTCGTTTGGGTGATCCTGCCCCACCAAAACCCTCACCTTCAATAACAATCATTCTCTCTGCTGTTTTGGCTTGCCAAATTAAATAGGTATTGTTATTCGTAGGGGATGTTACTGTTATCCCCTGATCTTTTTCAAGACCTACAGCTTGGCTAACATAACTTGCGGCTGTGGCCTCTGCCCCTCCTGCTTGTTGAGCCGCCGCTCCCTGTTCTTGAAGAACCCTTAAATCAACTTTGAATTGGCGTTTTTTTAAAAGCTGATAACTCTCAAGTAACTCTTCGAAGTATTTCATATATTATCATAGATTATATTATAAAGGCCCAACCCAGTAACCTAGGTTGAGCCTTACTGTTTTTGTTAATAAATCTAGCCGCCAAGCGTACTAGCGATTCCAGTTTGGCTAAAGGAATCCATGAAGTCGTATTTGAAGGTAACTTCTATAGTATGAAACTCACCCGTTGCGTAATTAAACTCACCAGTCTTCCAAGACTTAGGATAAACACCATAAAATTCAGTAGCTTTTATATGATCTAAGTTACCTTTCAATAGTATAACAGACATTCTCTTTGCTTTAAATTGATTACCCCCGCCTAGGTCAGCACCCTCTGCTGTACCTGTTTCAGTCATCATATCACCAGTTACAGGGTTGTAACCACGCTTAAACCATTGCCACATGGACTGGTAAGCATCGCCTTCCTTGGCCAATAGGTTATCAAAAGTAATCGTAAGTTCTTCAGGAGCAGGCTTCCCAGGATAGAAAAGCTTATCATTTGCTCTATGAACTTCAATATCTGCGACAGCGTAGCCGTAAGTGCCTACCTGTTTTGCAGCAAGAGTTAATCCGTTTTGTGTGACCCCATCAATTGTTACTGGTAACTCGATATGGACTTCAAATTGATGAGTCCTTACCGAATCCAATGCATAAGATAGCTTTGGAAGAGCCTCTTTTGGATTGTGAGGGTTATTAGCTGGATTTCCAAAAAATTCAGTACCGAATGCCATTTATTATTCTCCTATAGGGATCCAAGCTTAGCAGCTTGGTTTGTCAAGTTAATCTCAAAGACCATCATCTCAGCAGTCTTCGTAGGCTTGATTAATACTTTGCACCACAGTTCGTTTCTATCAATTCGTGTGGCAGTATTAGTTGTCGCGTCACATACAACGCGGAAATCTGTAATTCCTCTCCTGTCTTTAATATCAGAGATAAAGGGGATAAGGACTTCTTCTACTCTCGCCCAAGTGAATTCGTCATTGGGTTCAAATACAAATCTTTGCGTTGCAGCAAAAATTACCTTCTTTAAATAAATCATCAAGCGACGAACATTTATACGGTCAAGAGCCGTTGGTGATCTTTGCGAAGTACGCTGTCCAAAGATTGTAATTCCCTGTTGAGGAAATTTAACTATTGGGTTAACTACATTACCACCGCTGTACATGGAATCTCGTTCTCCCTTTGTGAGAAGAACTTCAACTTCGGTAGGCTTGTTTAGCCTACCCCGCTGGAATCCAGCAGGAGCGAACCAAGTTTCTGCTACACTATCAGTTTTCAGCATAGCCTTAGTGCCAAAGATTGCTGGGTCCATGAGGCGATCCTGCCCAGAAAAGACATCGAAGACCTTGACCCAGGGCCAGTAGATAGCAGCATAAGAACTATTGATAGCGGCTGAGCGAGTTAAGCTTTGTCCGTTTGACCAATCAATTGCATTCTGTGCTGTTCCAATAGCCGCTGGAGGTGATACCACGGCCATAAAGTCCGTAGTCTCCTCAGCTTTAGAAATCAAAGCATTTTGAATCGACTGCTGATGAATGCCAGGAGTCAGTGCTATTCCAATATTCAGACTTTGATCATCAAGAGCCTGAATACCAGTCTTAGTTCCGTCTGCCAAGACAGTCCCAACTATTGTAGTTGTAATATCATCATCACTCGTTGGGATACCGCTGTTACCGCCGTCCATGTCTACTGTTTGTTGCATCAGCTTAAGGAATCGTGGGTTCATCTGCTCGGTGATTGTCTGATCTGCTGTTACACCACCTCGCTGTCCCCCAGCGTCCTGCAGAGTGTACCCTAGAATACCATTAGCCTTGTCCACAAAATTACTTGCAGCATTTGTAGCTAGATCAACATTGCCCGATGTCGCACCACTAGCAACATAAGCTCTAATGATGTCAGATTTTGTTGAAAGATTGCCTCCTACTCCGTAAGTGTTAAGAATTCCTTCCCAAAAGTTTGCTCCAGATAGACATGTTTGCTTGTAGGATTCCGCAGCTACTCCTGCATCATTTACTTGCAATTGCGTGTTGGCTCCACCTAAAGCATTTACTTCAAGCTTAATACCAGAAGCAGCACCATCAGATTTTACCCCACCGTTGTAGCCAGCTCCAGGGTAGAGGCTCTTGGCATGGTAAGCAGCAGTATTAACATCAATGTTGAATCCAGAAGCGATTACCTCACTAAAAGCATAAGGGTCTTGGCTGCCTCCGTCAGGAACTGTTCCACCACTAGCAGTTAATGGTACTAGACAATCCATTTTGGTAGTGTAAGCGGAATCTTCGAAAGCTTGAACATGTATAGTTGCACCAGTTCCCGCGTGAAGGCCAACAAGAAAACCGCTAGCCGCTGTAGTTGAATCGTAGAATGCTCCCACTTTATCACTGTCAAGGTTGCCCCCTAACACCATTGCAAATGCTCCACCCTGTGTTGAAGAGGCGTTTGCTGAGTCCAAAGTTCCTGCTGGAACAGCGTAAGATTTTAATGCTGTAAACGAGGAAACGCCATTATTGTCAGTACCGTTTACTTTAAGATAAACAGCAGATGCCACCCCCAGCCCCTTGCCACTAACGGCTATCGCTGGACACCCACCAAATTGCAAGTTAGCACTAGCATCAGCGGCTGTCCCTGAGTCTATAGCCCTTACAAAGTATAGGGTCGTGGTGTCCTCTAGGATCTCCATAACGCCCTCCAAACCTTGACCAGTAATATGCTCAGCGGGTTGGCCGAACTCCTGTATAAGCCTTTCCTGGGAGGTTATAAGCTTAGCTGCGCCACTAGATCCGCGATCAGCGAAACCGACAACTCCTACTACTGAAGAGTTTACCGTTGGGGCGTATTCTGAGATATCTTTTTCTAAGATATAAACACCTGGACTTACAATATTTACCATTCTTTATCTCCTAAGCATCCTTCACGGATATAAGGCTCCTTACTTGTAGCGCTTCAGTGTGGCTTGAAAGAAAAGAGCTGGGAACAATCATATGTTCCTGGGGGCTAAGCCAAAAGCCTTTAGCCCCTTTTGGAGTTTGAAAGAACACCATCTGTCCTTGTAAACTTTGATTAATAATTTCTTTCATATAAAAACTCCTACATTATGTACACTACCTACCAACCATAAATGAAAAATTTATTCATCAAGTTCATATTCCAGATTGAATTCCTCAATCTTGCCTGTATTGGTGTATAGGAACCTAGTGGCTGGGAGATAAGTTTCTATGGAAACCACAAAAGCTTTCCTTAAAATCCTATCTTCTCTATCACCAGCAACCACCTCCCCGTCATCCCTCTCTTCCGTTATAAAAGCTTCCGTTATTTTATTATTTTTTGTGGGAACAATTAATCCAGGGTTAAATTTTGATCTAATTTGTTCAACAATTTGATCCATATCTTCTTTGTACTTCGCCCACACATTAACCTCATAACCAATATCCACAGCCCGTGGTGGTATACTAATAACTCTTTGCGCCCTTTGTTTAACATCATCCCAAACTACTTCATGCACCAAAGTTTCAGAATACCTCTGTCTTTTTTCAGCAGTGGTTGTCATGTTTTGATTTATTGAGATAATAGGGAGAATAATATTGTTATCTTGATTTAACTTGGCCACCGTTCGTTCTGGATTTGCGTGAACACATTTAATATCAATCAAAGCATTTTCAGAATTTAGATATTGTAAACTTCCAAATAAGAAAATCATCTCTCTTAGAGTTTGCTTGTATATTGTTGTCCCGACTTGCAACGCACTTTGTTTTTGAATTTTATTAATTTGTCTTAACAGTAGTCGAACATTTTGTGTTCTACTTGCTAAAGTATTTTGAGATTCAATGAATTGTAAATTTGCAACAGGAGTTTCATAAGATTTTACATTAGGCCTGCCCGTAATGAACGACACTTCTAAATATCTATTTCTAGTATTAGCCCCAACACAATCAGCAGGAGTAAAATTCTCAATAACAAATACTTGGTATCCAGGCACCTTAAAGTACAGATCGTGTGTCTCACATTTAAGGGCTGGTAGGAGGTAGTACCCGTTGTTGTCGGTATCTACCTGAGTAGTTCCCCACTTAACCTGTACACCCCCTATTGCAGCGCCAGCACTAGTCCTAGCGTAGCCGCTGACATCAGAACGATCAACAAGAACATCTATAAGAAAACTCATTATGTAGCACTCACTGTAAATACACTATCAGTAGGAAAGGTGTAAGTAAAGACAGACGAAGGATCAAAGGGAGAAGTAATATCTCCAGCTATAGGTAGTATATTTCTTCCGCTTGTATCATATGCCTCTGTGGTCGTATTCCATGCTTTAAATACATTATTACCACTTGTATCTAAAGCACTTACTGAGAAAACGGTATCCCCCTGATTGATAAACTTGACCGTCTGCCCAGCAGAAACATACAGTCTATCTCCAGCAACAAAATCTGTACCACCAGTGTTACTACTAGCCTCTACGAATCCTGAAGCATTAAAAATATTGTATTGATCTTTTGGATATTTTGTTCCTTTATATTTAAGACCAAAGTACTCATTATCTCGCGGTCCTGACTGAGAACTCCACATGCCATTACCATTATTTATATGTTGCCAATAATATAGCAGTTGTTTTGTTTTAGGATACCGTTCAATGGATTCCCATAAATTCATTCCTGCTACATCACTGGCATCACAAAAAGTACTCAGTTGCTCAAGCATCTCACGAGCAGTGTTATGAGAACCCGCTTGACCCCCACCTCCAAACTGGTTTTTTTCAGGAGCAAATGTTCCCGAACTTATCATACCACATTCCCAAATGGTCAGGGGTCTATTCCCATCGCTGTGTTGGTGCCATGTGGGTTCTCCAGATAAATTTAAAATATCTTGTAGATGTTCAGCAAAAGTTATATATGTGCCCCCGTCATCACAATAATAATTTCCATCAACCGATGAAGTGGGATACCATCCCAAACAGATAACATCCCCATAGGCTTTTGATAACCAGTCGGCTCGTTCGTATCTAGGGGTTTCCACGCTGACTCCAAGTACCTTGTCCTTCTCATCTAAACCCCAGTAATCTTGGTAAAATCTTGGTTTTAAATGCTTAACTGCTACTACTGCCCCAGGATCTCCCAATTTAATTGAACTAACCATAGATGACACAGAACATTGATAAACATCCCCATCTCCGTATCCCCCTAAAGTAGCTGTTATAAATCTATAGAAGTCTGCTCGTTGGTGGTATCTTGAAGTAAATCCTGGCCAATTTCCGTTCGCTGTATGGGGGATATTCCATACATCTAAATTCTCGTCACCCGCATTTGCATCGAAAAAAGTGGTATTATGTCCTGATGCCATTGACCACTCTAATTTATTCATAAGATCCCAAAAAGGTCTCCATGAAGCCTTCTGTATACCATCAAATTTTGGTACTCCTCTAAAACTATAAGCTTGTTCGTCTCCACTAGCATGAGCTTTAAAACTAACTGAAGAAAAATCTTCCCAAGAAGAAACATCTTTTAATCCTGAAGCTCCTAAAAGAGCACCTGTTGGGTCATCAGCCCAATCAATTACAGCACCCAAAGTGTTCGATTGCCATTCCCCAGATGTCCCATAAATAGCATCACCCCCTAGTACGCTTTCTGGATATTTATTATATAAACCCCCACCATTTCGAAGCCCAGCAGCCCCATCCTTCCCCAGTATTTGCCAACGATAATACCAGTTATCTATAACTTTAGGATCATTTTTTCCTGTAGGATTTATTGAAGATGCACCAAGATCTTCGTGAGTCTTCGCTCCCATTAAACCTTCTGGATCTTCCTGCAACCACTTAGTAAATTTATATGCTATTGAAGATCCATAGTAAGCCCACGGATTGTCTGGAATAAGAGTCTCTTGAGAAAGTTTATAATATAAAATATTTATATCTAAGGCTGCGTCCTGAAAAATTTTTCCTAACTCAATTAAAAATGCTTTATAGAATAATATAAAATCATCATTATATAAACCATCCCAATTTCGTTCCGTAAGAGCCTCATGACCAACGCCAGGACCTCCTTGGATAAGGTCTTGGTTTGGTCCTATAGTAAAGGCATCGTAGCTACCTGAATCAACATTAGATGCTGTCGAATTATTATCAGTCCAATAATTTGTCAGTTTTCGTTGGTGTCCCCCCGCAAGATACTTTCCATTAAAAGCTGCTGCGTAATCATAAAAATGACCCTTAGCTTTACTCATATATATTCCCCCCTCATCCCACTTATCATGCCAATCTCCTATCCAAGGGAAAGGGGGTGAGCGATCTGTTCCCGTTACCCTAGCCAGATGCCCAGGCGACCCAGGACCCAGGTCATCATCGGCACTAACAGGACCATATGGCATCCTATTTTTAGGGCCTTTTACATTTATTATTGAACTTAGTCCTGCCGATGCTGCCATGCTGACTAGAGATGACAGGGTATGAATACCTGTAGTATTTAAAGAAGATGTACCACAAGAAAAACCAGGGGCTCCATCAGCTGGAGATGTATTAGTGTAATCCCAAACCTCAATAATATCTCCAGGGTTAACCCAGAATCCTATGGAATTATATCCATCACTGGCCATCTGTGCAAAATCAGCCTCAGCCTGAACAAGATCCATCCAGGTAGAGTGCCCATAAGCCGCACTCTCCTGAACATAAGTTATGCCACGGTGTCTAGGTAGACTTACCATTCTGTATAGCCCCCAAGCTCTTCAGATACATCCGTAAGAGGAGTGTCTTGTACTTCTGGAGCATCGCGTAGGATCTTAGCAGAACATACTAGGTGGTATACACCATAAGCTTCAAAACTATCTTCCTGTACTTGAAAGATCTCCCACTTCCAATTTTGAAACTTAGGCTTTATCTGATCGCCTGGGATAGGGGTACGCTTTAGTACTCGCTCAATGTAGCTTTTGTTGAATACAAAGAACTGATCATTGGTAAGTTCTATTCCAAACTGAGTAAGGTTCTCCTCTAGAACTCGTGGTTCATAGTGTCCATAAACTATAACAGGCTCTTTTGCTACAGGCTTATTTCTAGACTCCATATAGACGGGATCAAAATCAGAATTTTGAAAGTACTTATAATACTCTATCTTAGACCCAGATAATTTAATAGTTTCATCATCAATTAAATTAAAGAGAGCTATATCTGGGTTGCCTGGATCGAATAAACTTAGTTCGCTATCAGATATATCATCAAGCTCAACCAAGGGAGGAACTTCAATCCCAACTTTAAAATTCTTTTTTTTAGCCATGACTAGAAGGTTGTGAAGGAAGGAGGCTCTTCCAATTCGTTCATCAACTCTTCTTCAAGCTTTTGTTTTTCTGCTTCACTTTCCTGCTTCAGAGCTGCGCCGTTAAGGGATGCTCCTCCCCCTGGACCTGGGAGAGTGGCATACTTCCCTCTAATTTCTCCTAGTACTCCCTTAGCACACGCTAAAGCGTACTTTTGTATCCAATTTTTATAGGCTGGGTGGATAGTCTCGGAATCAACAGCACGGAAGACAACGATCACCTCCTCAGGGGTTAGGACAGGAGCGGGACTTATCTGTAGGTATTGATTATTAAGGACATTCCACGAACCCTCCATGCCTAGTACCTTACGCATCTGCTCAAGGTGCATTTGCAGCATGTAGAAATCCCCAACTCCAAAGTTTTGGAACAAGAAATTGTCTTGGAAGTACTTAATGAAAAAGTCAAATTCTAGAGTACCTGCTTTTTGCTGTATAGATAACAGCGTTTTCTTATACACCACATATTCTAGATTATCAATAATATATGGGGGCATTTTGTAAACCGTTTGATTTGCTGACGCATCAAAGACAATCATCTGCATTGTCCATAGCGGAGCGTGGTTTTGAAACCTTGTCACAGCCTCATCCAAACAAATTTTTATTTGAAAGGGTGTAAGTTCTATGCGAACAATGGGGTGTCCGAGTCTGCCTAAGATATAATCCTTAAGTTGCTCTTCAAAGGCAGAGAACTCAATAACATCACTTAAAGTGGTCTTATTAAGTTTCGCGGAATCAATTGTTCCTTTTGGTACACCGTCATCAACCCTCTGCCCAGCATAATCAGCAAAGGAGTTACCATATATATTATTCGTACCAAAAGTAGAAAGATTTGGAACGGGAACCATGTCAACCATCTAACTTAGTCTCCTTAGAGTTAATTTTTTTAACTACTTTATTTAGATTCTCTTTATTAACTCGGGCCTTTTTTGTTTTTGGTATCACACGCAAATATGGAGAATCTAACGCTACATCAGACTCAATAACCTGCCCTGGACGAATTTGAAGAACCTCATCATTTACAATAATAACCATATTAAATCTGCACTTGCTCTTATATTTCATAAATCCTCCTAAAGTATATACTCGTTATAAAGCAAGAGGCCAGGAGTAAAATACTCCTGGCCTCCCTATTTCCTTTACCCAATCGTGCTAGTTATCTAGCTTACGCTATTTGACGAGTTAGATTGGAATGGCGAGAACAGGTAGTTAGCCGTAGGACCAACAATCCTGATCACCCTGTAGAATCTAGACGCGGGTTCAATAGCAGCCTTGCCATAACGGGTCAGGATACCCTTCCGTGGTTGGAAGGTATGAGGATCCGTAATGGTTGGGATTTGCTGTAGTGGAATGTAAGGACAGTAGCAGAAGCCAGCATCCATTGCATTCTTACCCTTATAACCCATAAGAATTTCATCCTCAGGATAGAGAGGATCAACATACAGGTCATACTTACCAGCAAACTTGCCGCGATATTCTACCTTACCACCACCCATGTTAGAGGGGCCGTCTCCATTTTGGACACCGCCTTCTAGCTTCGCAGCTGATTCCAGCATAGAAGCTACGAGTGGGGAGGTTAGCAGCCAACTGCCAGGACCACGCCAAGTGGTCTTGTAGATGTCCTGAGACGCGAGGTTCAGAACAGCTAGCAGGTTAGCATACACATGACCCATGTGCTGTGGAGCGAAATCAATAGCCGAGGCTGAGAAATCAATCACAAACACATTACCAGCAGCACCAGAGGTGTTGGTAGTTGTTAGTCCTACTTCATTAAAGTCGTAGGTAAACGCAGCTGGTTGCCAGGAGCCGTCACTCGCGCCACCGTCAGCCTCAAATGGTCCCTTACCGGGGACATCATTAAAGGAGTTTGGGTTTCCTTGATTTAGCTCATCACGCTTCCAATTACCAAAACGACCAACATCGTATGCAAGCATCCGAATATCTTCGACCAGTTCACGGTCAATCTCAAGCTGAAGCTCTTGGCTCAAAAGGCCAGTAAGCTCCCGCTCCAGATCCATGTCGTGATATGCACGAAGGTCTTGTGAAGCTTCCAGAGTCCAGAGAGCTCTCATCTTACGAGTACGGGCTACAACAGCCTGTTGCTCGATATGGAAAGCTATCTCTGGGATCCCACCATCTTTCAGACGCTCACCCGCTGACACATTCCAACCAAGGGTTGTCGTGCTATCAGGGAATGACGCAATCTTACCACCAACCGTGGTGTCAGGAGTACCATGAGCGCCGCCCGCCCCGTGCGCTATAACATTACTCGTATCAAACTCTGTCGCTACATCAAGATCAAGTCCTGTATTTTCCACTCCTAGGCTTGCACCAACTTCGCCACCTGCGGGATCTTCCCAGTAACTATCGCCACCAGCCAGGCCCGCACCCGGGCCGGAAGTAGAGCCGATACCTGATGCCGTCAAACCCTGGTGGGTAAGCAGGAACTGACTGTAAACTGTTTGGTTTACACGAGTTCCAGTCGCATCTTCACCTGAACGAGTATGACCCAGATAGAAAATCTGGCTCACTGGTCCCTGCATAGGCTGCACACCACAAATCGAGTTAGCAATCAGCTCAGGATAGACCCTACGGATCAGAGGAAACGCGAACTTTTGGAATGTACCCAGCTTACCAACGGTAGTTGTAGCTGTGGTAATATCTTCATCAACGCGATCAGCAATAATGGACTTGGCTTGGTTTTCGAGAAGCTTTGCTGTAGTAGCCCTTGATTCGGCATCAGAAATGCCTTCAAGTACAGGTGCCCACTTCTCAGTTAATTTACTATCTTGCCACATATTATTATTTTCCTATTAATTAAGGCATGTACTTTAACATGTCCTCTGTTAAGAACTCATTAAGCTCGGAAGGAGCGGTTCTTTTTGATTGAGCCATATTTTCGGCTATTACTAAAGCCTTTTCTGAAGACTTAAAAGGTTCGTCCTTCTCTTCTTCCAAGCTCACGATCTCTTTATCTTTTTCTCCAAGAGTTTCTTCTAGGATACTATTTCTATCTGATAAAACCTTCACAGAATTTTCTAGCTTTTCATTATCAACAAGAGACTTGTTTAGCTCTTCTGCAAGAACGGCTAGTTCTTCTTCTGTTTGTTCTTTTTCTGCGACTGCTCCCCGTACAACACTTTCCTCATCATCTTGAGAAAGTTCAATGGACATAAAAGTACGCAGCTCTTCAAACAAACGAGAGTTACGGAAAATTTCATTCTCCTCCTCTAGTTCTTGTAGAGCGTGTTCTTTTACTTCATCAATGTGATGTCGTAGGTAAGCAGAAACTTTTGCATCTAGAGTTTTGATGCGACCTTCAACTTCCTCAGCAATAACTGAATCAACTAGGGCTGCAACTTCCCCAACTGATTCCTCGCTCAAGCCTTCAGGAAGAAGATCGGCAATACTCTTAATATTTTCACTCATAAAACACTCCAATTTCTATCTATATTTATATGATTTCTTTAAGAAATTCACTTTTTATTTTTTTTTGCGTACTTCGCAATTTTGTTAGCCTTCTTAGACTCAGCCTTCCAAGCCTTTTGTGGGGGACCCATACGCCTCATACCACTCATTCGTTCCATCCGTGCGCCCCTGTGGGCACCACAGCCCTTGTAAGACATCTTGGAAGCGGCACTTCCCAACACCATCCCTACAAGGAGGATTCCTATACCGCCTAAAGCATATTCTTTTTTCACTTAACGGCACCTCCCTCATCTTCATATCTTGTAGCTCTAGCTACTTCTCGGTTTGTTTGTTTCTTTACTGGCTTTTTCTTAGTTCCATCTGGATTTAGACCCGCCTTCTTCCTACGCTCCTGTTCTCTTTTCATTTCTTCAGGAGTAGCAGGAGTTACAGCTCTTTGTCTCTCT